GTTCGTCGGGATGCTTTCCGGGGCTTTTACGGGGCGGCGGCTTGGGGATCATTTTTCTGCCGGCGAGGCCGACTGGGTCGGCGCGCGGCGGGTCGTCAACGGGCTGGACCGGGCGGAGCTGGTGGCGGGGTACGGGCGGGCGTTTTTCGTGGTGCTTGGCGGGTAGGCCGTGCCGTGGGGCGTGGATCCTCGGGTCAAGCCCGAGGATGACGAAAGAAGAGAAGGATGGCGGATACTCACAACGGCTCCACATGCCGCGCCGCTCGATGGCCGGGTGGCCTCTCCTCCCCTCCGTCATCCTCGGGCTTGACCCGAGGATCCATGCCCCACGGCCCGGCGCTTCAATCAATTCACACGATCGAGGAACATCATGAAGCTACCTTCCTTCCTCACGCGCCGCCGCGGAGCGGCGGAGACCAAGGCGTCGGGGTTTTTCACGCTGACGGGCGAGGGGCGGGCGCACTGGTCGAGCCGCTCCTATGCCTCGCTGTCGCGCGAGGGGTTCATGAAGAACCCGGTGGCGCACCGGGCCGTGCGGATGATCGCGGAGGCGGCGGCCTCGGTGCCCTGGCTTGCCTATGAGGGCGAGGCGGAGCGGCCGGAGGACCCGCGCCTTGCGCTGCTCGCCCGGCCGAACGGGCGCATGGCGGGCACGGATTTCTTCGAGACGCTCTACGGGCACCTGCTGCTTTCCGGCAATGCCTTCGTCGAGGGCGTGCGGCTCGGCGGGGAGTTGCGGGAACTGCATCTCTTGCGGCCCGACCGGGTGCAGATCGTCGAGGGGCGGGACGGCTGGCCGGTCGCCTATGAATACCGCACCGGCGCGAATGTGCGCCGGCATCCGGCGGGCGAGGGCGGGGCGATCCTGCATCTGAGGCTGTTCCATCCGCTCGACGACCAGATGGGCTTCGCGCCGCTGGAGGCGGCCTCCATGGCGCTCGACCTCTCCAATGCCGCGGCCGTCTGGAACAAGGCGCTGCTCGACAATTCGGCCCGGCCCTCCGGTGCGCTCGTCTACCAGCCGAAGGAGGGCGGCAATCTTTCGCCCGACCAGTACGACCGGCTGAAGGGCGAGCTGGAGGAGGGCTATTCGGGCGCGGCGCGCGCCGGACGGCCGATGCTGCTGGAAGGCGGGCTCGACTGGAAGGCGATGGGGCTTTCGCCGCGCGAGATGGATTTCGTCGAGGCGAAGAACGGGGCGGCGCGCGACATCGCGCTCGCCTTCGGTGTGCCGCCCATGCTGATCGGCATTCCCGGCGATGCGACCTATGCCAACTACCAGGAGGCCAACCGGGCCTTCTGGCGGCTGACCGTGCTGCCGCTGGTGCAGCGCACGGCGGCGTCCTTCGCGGCATGGCTGGGCGAGGAGGGCGAGAGGCTGCGGCTGGTGCCGGACCTCGACCAGGTGAGCGGGCTTGTCGCCGAGCGCTCCGAGCTCTGGGCGCGGGTGGCGGCGGCGGGGTTTCTGACGGACGAGGAGAAGCGGCGGGCGGTGGGGTATTGAGGGGGCAGAGGGGGTGTCTAGGGCGCTTGCCCCTCATCCCGCTGTCGCGACCTTCTCCCCGCAAGCGGGGCGAAGGGATATGCCGGGTGGGTTTCCTCAAGCAATGGGCGTTGGTGGGGCACGTCCCCTCTCCCGCTTGCGGGGAGAGGGTTAGGGTGAGGGGCAGATTTTCCTAGGATTTCTTAAGGAAATCAGATGGTTGGTTTTGTGGCCTGAATCGCTTTGCCTCCTCGCGGATTCTCTGCGTGAACGCGTTGAATCGAAAATCGAGGAAACCTTCGCAAGGGATTCGGAAGACTTGTGAATTTCCGCTGCCCGACTCCGCGTGAGGGGCAGGTCTGCGGTCCGTTTCGGTCGCTTCTTGCTGTTTTTCATAATAATCCGAAAGGCTTAACAATGGCTGACTTCGGCAATGACGGCGGGCTTTGGACGGCCCGGTTCATCGGGGCGTCCGCGGGGGCGGCGGTCTCGCTCATCTATCTTCTGCCCAAGACGCGCCGCGAGGCGGGGTGCCGGTTCTTCACGGGGCTGGCCTGCGGGCTCGTCTTCGGCGGGCCGGCGGGGCTGTGGATCGGCGTCCGGCTCGGCATCGCCGCTTATCTCGGGCCATCGGAAATGCTGCTGGCGGGATCGGCCGCCGCCAGCCTTTCGGCCTGGTGGGGGCTCGGGGTGCTGGCGCGGCTTGCCGAGCGGCTGCGGGAATAGCGCCCGCTTCCGAGCGTTTCCAATCACATCATCGGAGAGACCAATGACAACCGACGACCTGCCGGTCTGGCGGACGAAGAAATATGCCGATCTGACGCTTGCGGGCGTTTCCGGCGACGGGGTGTTTTCCGGCTATGCGAGCCTCTTCGGCGAGGTGGACCTCGGCAAGGACGCGATTGCGCCCGGCGCCTTCGTGCGCTCCTTGGAAAAGCGCGGGCCCTCCGGCGTGCGTATGCTGTTCCAGCACGACCCGGCCGAGCCCATCGGACGCTGGCGGACGATCCGCGAGGACGCGCGCGGGCTCTATGTCGAAGGTGTGCTGTCGCCCGGCGTGGCACGGGCGCGCGAGGTGCTGAGCCTCATGAAGTCCGGCGCGCTCGACGGGCTTTCCATCGGCTTCCAGACAGTGCGCTCGAAGACCGAGCGGGGCAGCGGCGTGCGCCGGATCCTGGAGGCGGACCTCTGGGAGATCTCGATCGTCACCTTTCCCATGCTGCCCTCGGCGCGGGTGTCGAACGTGAAGAATGCGCGGTGGTTCCGCGACAGGGAAACGGAGCTCGTGCGCACCATGCGCCGGGCGGTCCGGATGATGAAACGCTAACGGAGAGAACGCATGAGCGATTTGCAGAAGACCGCGCCGGAGATCAAGGCCGTGCCGGAAACCATGACGGCCGCCTTCGACGACTTCATGGAGGCATTCGAGGCCTTCAAGGAGACGAACGACCGGCGGCTGGGCGAGATCGAGCAGAAGCTGACGGCGGACGTGGTGACGCGCGAGAAGGTGGACCGCATCAACCGCGCCATGGACGAGCACAAGCGCGCGCTCGACCAGCTGGCGCTGAAGAAGGCGCGTCCGGCGCTCGGCGGCGGCGAGACGAGCTTCGAGGCGGCCGAGCACAAGGCGGCCTTTTCCGCCTATATGCGCCGGGGCGACGACAGCGCGCTGCGGGCGCTGGAGGAGAAGGCCATGTCCGTCGGCTCTGCGGCGGATGGCGGCTATCTCGTGCCGCCCGAGACGGATACCGATATCGGCCGCCGGCTTTCCGCCGCCTCGCCGATCCGTGCGCTTGCGACCGTGCGCCAGGTCTCCGGCGCGGTGCTGAAGAAGCCGTTTGCGACCTCCGGCATGGCGGCCGGCTGGGTGGCGGAGACGGCGTCCCGCCCGCAGACCGGCAATGCCCAGCTTGCCGAACTCTCTTTCCCGACCATGGAACTCTACGCCATGCCGGCGGCAACCCCGGCGCTGCTCGACGACGCGGCGGTGGACGTGGAAAGCTGGATCGCCTCGGAGGTCGACATGGTCTTCGCCGAGCAGGAGGGCACCGCCTTCGTCTCCGGCGACGGCACCAACAAGCCGGCGGGTTTCCTCAGCTACACGGCCGTCGCCGATGCGGGCTGGAGCTGGGGCAATCTCGGCTATGTCGCGACGGGAGCTGCGGGCGGCTTCAAGGCTTCCAATCCCTCCGACGCGCTGATCGACACGATCTACGCGCTGAAGGCCGGGCACAGGCAGAACGCCACCTTCGTCATGAACCGCAAGACGCAAGGGGCGATCCGCAAGTTCAAGGATGCCGACGGCAACTATCTCTGGCGCCCGCCGGCTTCCGCCGGGCAGGCCGCCTCGCTGATGGGCTTTGCCATCGCCGAGGCCGAGGACATGCCGGACATCGCCGCCGACAGCCTCTCCATCGCCTTCGGCGATTTCCGCGCCGGCTACCTCGTCGTCGACCGCACGGGCGTGCGCGTGCTGCGCGATCCCTATTCCGCCAAGCCCTACGTGCTGTTCTACACCACCAAGCGCGTCGGCGGCGGGGTGCAGAACTTCGAGGCGATCAAGCTGGTGAAGTTCGCCGTGAGCTGAGCGGACGGGCGGCATCTTCCAAGAGTTCCGTCATGGTCGGGCCTGACCCGACCATCCATCCGCCGTCGCACGGCCATGGATCCTCGGGTCAAGCCCGGGGATGACGGGCGTAGTGTGCACCGGCGGCTCCCTGCGGCCGGTGCCGCGGGCGCGGTTTGCCTCCCGGCCGCGCCCGCATCCCTCTCCAGCGAAAAGGCCGATCATGACCATTGCCGAACTGTTGCCGCCCGCGGCGGAGCCGATCACGCTTGCCGAGGCGAAGGCGCATCTGCGCCTCGATACGGACGAGGAGGACGCGCTGATCCTGGCGCTCATCCGCGCCGCGCGCGAACATCTGGAGGCCGCGACGGGGCTCTGCCTCATGACGCGGCCGCTGCGCCTCTATCTCGACGACTGGCCGGAGAGCCGGGTGATTCAGATCGCAAGGGGGCCGGTGCAAACCATTGATCTGGTGACGGTTTACGATGCCGCGGGTGCGCCGGTCGAGGTGGATGCCAGCGGCCATGTCCTCGACGGGACGGCACGGCCGGCACGGCTGATCCTTGCGGAAAAGCCTGCGACCGAACGGGCGCTGAACGGCATCGAGATCGATTTCACCGCCGGTTTCGGCGAAACGGGCGCGGAGGTGCCGGACATGCTGAAGCGGGCGCTTCTGCTGCATGTCGCCGCCATGTTCGAGCTGCGCGGCGCGGTCTCGCCCGGCGACCAGCCGGGGGTGGTGCCTGCGGGCTACGACCGGCTGATCGCGCCCTACCGGGTGCGGAGGCTGTGATGCGGACGATCGATCCCGGCGCGCTTGCCGCGCGGCTGGTGCTGGAGCGGCCGGTGGAGACGCCGGACGGGCAGGGCGGCGTGGAGCGGAGCTTTGCAGCGCTCGTGACGGTCTGGGGACGCATCGAGCCGGTTTCGGCCCGCGCCGCGGAGGTGGCAGGGACGCTGCCGGTGACGGTGACGCACCGCATCTGGCTGCGCCATCGCGCCGATCTTGCGGGCGGCATGCGCCTGCGGAAGGGGACGCGGATCTTCGCGCTTCTTGCCTTTCGCGATCCCGACGAGACGGGGCGCTACCTTGTCTGCGACTGCGAGGAGGAAAAGCCATGAGTGCGGCATCGGCCCTGCAGAAGGCGATCTTCGCCCGACTTTCGGGAGACGCGGCGCTGGCGGCCCTCGTCGGCGCGAACGGGATCACGGATCGGCGGATCGACGCGCCGGCTTCGCCCCTCGTGGTGATCGCCGGCATCGACAGTTCCGACCATTCCACCGCCAGCGAGGGGGGCGAGGCGCATTCGGTGACGTTGGAGGTCTGGTCCGGGGCGGGCGGGCACCGCGAGGCGCAGGCGATCGCCGCGCTGGTGCGGGACGCATTGCACGATGCGGCGCTCACCCTCGACGGGCACCGTCTCGTGCTGCTCTTCCACCGCGACACGCGGGTGCGACGCGCGGAGAAATCGCGCTTCCACCGGGCGGAGATGCGTTTTCGCGCGGTGACGGAGCCGGAAAGCTGAACCACGGTTTTTAGGAAAGGACCTTGCCATGGCGGCACAGAAGGGGCGGGACCTCCTGCTCAAGATCGACAACGGCGCGGGCTTCGTCACGGCGGCGGGGCTGCGCTCGAAGCGCCTCGCCTTCAACGCGCAGCTCGTCGACGTGACGGATGCGGAATCGGCCGGGCGCTGGCGCGAATTGCTGGGCGGGGCGGGCGTGCAGCGCGCAGCCGTCTCCGGCAGCGGCATCTT